TGGGTCTCGCTCTATGCGGAATGGAAATACTGTGAACGACAGAAATACGAGATACTCGTAGAAGCACAAAAAGAGGCACTCTCATTTATCCTTAACGAACTATTTAAACGACAATAACAGAAAGGTGGCAACACAAAAGCAGCGAGATAGACAGAAAGCTGAGCTATACCTCAAAAAACTGGAGGTAGCTCGCCAGTCGACCTCCGTCAATCCGTTCGAGACACGAGAGGAGACGGAGGCTCGCATTGCCCGTGCAAGGGAAGATGTCGCCTATATGGTAAAGACATATTTTCCAAAGTATGCCGAAGTAGAGAGTGCCCCTTTTCAGATTGATTTTGCAAGTGCGGTAGCCAATGATCCCCTATTCAAGGGCTTTGCCGAGTGGGGGCGAGGTTTGGCTAAATCGGTATGGTGTAATATCTTTATACCAATATGGCTGTGGATGCGAGGCGAGGATGTGTTTATGTGTCTTATGTCCGATAGCGAGGACAGGGCAGATGAACTCCTTGCCGACGTCCAGGCAGAACTTGACGGGAATCCGCTGATAGTACATGATTTTGGCAGCCAGAAGGCAGAGGGCGATTGGGAGGTTGGTAATTTCAAGACGATAGACCATCGCTTTATTGGTATGGCTTTCGGTGTAAAACAAAAGGTCAGAGGGCTCAGGGTACGGCAACGCCGTCCTACTCTTTGGGTAATAGACGATCTGGAGACGCCCGACACCATATCGAACCCCAAGCGTATGTCTCGACAGGCAAGGCACATAGAGGCTGACGTAATGGGAACTATGGTCGCCGATAGACGACGAATTCTGTATGCAAACAACAGGTTTGCGAGGGTAATGACGCAGACTATGTTGCAGGAACGACACCCAGAGTGGAAAGTATTCCAGGTAAAGGCATATAACAAGGTGACGTATGAGCCCGCTTGGAAGGCTCGTTACGATGCAGGGTTCTATCGGCAACAAGAGAAAGATATGGGCATAGTAGCCGCTTATGCGGAGTATAACCACGAGCATAAGATAGAGGGTAAAATATTCTCAGAGGAGCAGATACAATGGACGGATTTGCCCGATTTGACAGAATTTAAGATGATAGTTGCACATTGGGATATTGCCTATGCAGGCAACGAGACATCGGACTATAACGCTATAAAGGTATGGGGACTAAAGGATAGAAACTTTTTTCTGATTGATTGCTACGTAAAACAGAGCAAAATGCTTCCTGCGGTAATGTGGCTTGCCGACTTCAAGAAGTCGCTGCCCGAGGGTGTAAACTTTATAGCTCAATACGAGAGCCAGTTTTGGAACGGTGAAGTACAACGTAGTATCGACGACGCAGAGGAGACGGCGGGCATCTACCTAAATCTTATGAAGTATCAGACGCCGAAGACCAACAAGCTGGGTAGGATGATAACGATGCAACCTTATTACCAAAACAGCCGTATATATTACAACGCCAAGCTCAAATCTCATAACGACACACAGATAGGCATAATACAGCTATGTGCTGTCGAGGAAGGAAGTACCGAACACGACGACTCTCCTGATGCGGATCAGCAGGCTTTGGCAGTGCTTGACAAATACGATACACCGATAAAAAAGGTGTCGGGAGAAAAGAGCTGGCGTGTGGGAAAATTCACTCATAAATATGAGTGGTAAATAAGGCTTTATTATGAGATACATAGAGAGAGAAGACCTGACGGCAGTGATACAAGGCAGACTATTGGACGAGAGTATAGCCGAAGCCCCTGTCGATATATTAGACAAGCTGGAACACAGTGCAATAGTATTTGTGTGGTCGTATATATCGGGACGGTACGACTGTCCTAAGATATTCGGCAGCCCTGTACTAAGACACGAGTTGCTTGTGCAGGTAATGTCTATGATAGTGTGTTATCGTGCGGTAAGACGCAATGCGGCACGTAAGGTACCGGACGACTATTTGGCTCTCTATCGTGAAGCTCTCGAGATATTAGCTAATATACAGAAAGGTAGTCAACGACTCAACGGACTGCCCGAGATAACGGGCGAAAGCGGTACGAGCGGAAGCCTTATGTATGGAAGCAACCGCAATCCCGACTTCTTTATTTAGGGGATTTGCGGAACGGCTCAATAAACAGAGTCATAAATAATGCGTAGCTCAAACCAAATGTAGCTACAACGCTATATATGACCAGCGGGATAGATATTATTCCGAGAATGATCATCAAAATGATTTCAAAAAAAGTAGGTTTCATAGCGGCTATGTATTTTGTGGCAAAGGTATAAAATAATTTTTGAATAAAACAACAAATGTCGAGTAAAGTAACGCAATGGGTTTTGGAGTTTGTCGACAAGATAAGCTCTCCGATGAAACAGGTCGACGGTAACGTAAAAAAAGCTACCGAAGGGGCAACTAAGTTCGGCGACTGTCTCAGGCGTATCAACGCCATTAACTGGCAGGCAACACGCATGGGGGTAGAAGCCCTAAAAAGTGGCTTCGGAGAGATGTCGCAGGTGGGAGCCAACTTCGATGCGTCGATGCGACAGGTGTCGGCGATCACAGGCGTTACGGGAAAAGAACTCGATGAGCTCGGCGACCAGGCTCGGCAGCTGGCTAAGGAGTTCGGCAGCTCGGCAACGAGCAATATGGAGGTATTCCAGACAGTTCTCTCGCGATTGGGACCGCAGATAGGCGATAACGCTACCGCCCTTAGCAATATGGGTAAATATGCCAATACTCTTTCTAAGACGATGGGAGGAGATGTTACAGGTGCAGTAGATGCACTGACGACATCGTTGTTACAGTTCCAGGTAGACCTGAATGATCCTATCGCCGCCGCAAAAGAGATGGAGAATATGATGAACGTAATAGCCGCAGGAGCCAAGTATGGAGCAGCAGAAGTGCCGCAGATAAGTGCAGCTATCGAGCAGGCGGGCGTAGCCGCTAACCTTGCGGGCGTGAGCTTTGCCGAAGCCAACGCAGCTATTCAGGCTATGGCAGGAGGCGGCAAATACGGTTCCGAGGCAGGTATAGCCATTAGAAACGTTATTACAAGTATGTCGGCAGAAGCCAAGCTAAACAAAAAAGCCGCTGACGCTTTAAGAGCTTACGGTATAGATATGCAAAAGGTATCGGATGCCACCATACCATTTGCCGATAGGCTTAAAATGTTGCAGCCTGTCCAGAACGATATCAATGCCCTGACGCTAATGTTTGGCAGGGAGAATGCCGCGGCGGCACAGATACTTATTCGCTCCGCCGAAGAGCAGGAGGACTTGACGCAGAAGATAACGGGTACAAACGTTGCATACGAACAGGCACAGACCGTTATGGAGGGATGGACAGAGAAGTTGTCTCGGTTCAAGCAAAAAATAGACGACATTAAAATTGGTACATTCGGGCTGACGAGTGTATTGGACGTTGTATTTGGGACTGCTGCAAGCGGCTTCGCACTATTGGCTAACTTCTCTACTGTATATTCCGGGTTCGGTCCTATCTTAAAATCTGCCACAGTTGCCTTAAAGGGTTGGGCGTTATGGGCAAAAATAACGACTGCCGTCAATTGGCTTCTCAACCTCTCTCTTTGGGCTAATCCAATCACATGGGTAGTGGGAGGAGTGATGGTAGCCGTCGGAGCTTTCGTATTGTTATGGAATAAGGTCGAGGGTTTTCGGGCAGTACTTACCGGTATGTGGGAGGTTCTAAAAACTTTCGGAAAAATCATCAAGGATTTTGTCGTAGACAGAATAAAAGGTTTTCTCAACGGAATAGGAGCACTCGGCAAAGCAATATCCGAACTGTTCTCAGGCAACTTCAAAGAGGCTTGGGCGTCGGCAAAAGAGGGGGTAAACGGCATTATCGGCGTGGACGCGGTAAAGAACGCCTATAACAATGCGAAAAGCATAGGTGAAAACTTTCAAAAAGGGTACAATGACGGCGTAGAAGCCTTTAGAGCATCGAAAGGGATAAAGAGTACTGCGGGTGATACTTCGGGTTTCGCGGGCTATTCTTGGACGGGAGACGGTATTATGACAAACGGAGCATCCGCTCCCGCCGCTATCGGGGCAAAGTCGGTAACAAAAGAGAAGAATATCTCTATCGCCCCGACGCCCAAACGTAATGCGACCTCGTCTTCAGGCGAGGGAGGTAAGGAGCTAAGCCTCTCGGGAGGAGGTTCGTCGGGCGGAGGTAAGTCGATAACGATGAATCTTACAATAAACAACCACCTAAACGGCGTTAAAAATCCCGACGAGTTTGTAGAGATAGTGGTAAGGAAAATAAACGACCGATTGAGCGATGCTCTGGCGGTAGCAATATAAAAAACCTATAAAAAAGTAACGACGACAATGACAACAAAAGAGTGGAAAAAGAAATTGACAGACGAGTGGTTCAAACAGCCGGGGATAAAAGAAGTTTACAAGATTAACACCGATAAGACGTTCGACGAACAGTTCTCGGCGGTGAGCATAGAGAGCCTATTGTTTTATGCTTTGGCGTTTGGGTTAATGGTACTCGAAAAGATAACCGGCGATAGGATCACCAAGCTCGAAGAGCATTTCAATCGCCTTCGCCCTCATACCCTGAGCTGGTATGCGGAGAAAATCAAAGCATTTCAACTGGACTATACACTATCTCCAGACACCGATGTGTATTCGAAAATAGATGAAGACGCACAAGTAGTAAAATACTGTTCGCTGACAGAAAAGAACGGCATTTTATCGGCAAAAATAGCTGGACAAAAGGACGGCAAGCCGTTCAGGCTGCCAGAGGAAACGGTCAAAAAGGTATCCGAGTATATTCGTAGAATAAAGGATGCCGGCGTGAGAATATTATTATCAAGCAACGAGGCCGATAAGTTTGCGGCAGAACTACTTGTACACTACGATCCACTAAAGAACATAACTGCCGACGACATCAAGAAGGCGGTTGTGAAATACTTAGAAAGTATGCCCTTCGATGGAGTTTACTCGAATATGGCTCTAATAGATACCATTCAGAAGATAGATGGGGTACGCGTTGCTGAGGTATTGACTTCCCAAGCAAAACATGGAGAGAATGACACAAAAGACATCGACAGCGTTTATATGTCTACTTCCGGCTATATGGAAATAGCGAAGTTATTTATAGAATTAAAACCATATCTATATGACCAACTTTAAACAAGTATTAAATTTTGCCTTCCTTCCGAAAACTTACAAGGGAGTGGCAAAATCTGTGTTGACCGCTCTCGGCAGCATTCTAAACGAGATGTTAGGCGGATATATAACATTGTTCGATAAAAAGCATTACGACCTGTCTATTACAACTCAGGTATGTTTTCTCGAGAAGATGCTCAACGATAAATATGATGAGGGGCAGCGTCTTATACGCATAGAAGACCCGGAGGTGATTGAAGGTCGTTTCTTTTTCCCCCACACGGATACTCCGGACAAGAAATTCTATTTCGGTAAAGAGGCATATTTCGTAAAAGACACAAGGTATAATAGTGCGAATTTGAGGTTTATCGTTGTATTGCCTGTATTAATTGAAGCAACCGACGAAATGCGAGCTTTAATAGACAGGTATAAGTTGGCTTCGGTTTCGTACTGGATAGTCGAGAAATAGCATAAAAGTCAAAAATATGTGGGGAACATAAAAAAAGCCCCCGACTTTAACAGCGGAGAGTTTCGCAGGCTTCCGCAAATTAATTAAGGTGCACACACACCAAGCCAGAGGCATAAAGCCTTTGGGGTGTGCGT